TTGAGCGCGACATCGCCAAAGTGAGGGCGTTGCTTCGTTCCCTCAAGGATGAGCCAACGAAGATCAAGATCGACGCTGATGTTGAGAACCTGACCGGCGAGATCCAGAAGATCAAACGCACCATCGACAAAGGCGTCGGCAAGGTCGAGGTTGAGGTTGACCTTGACGCCGCTCAGGTCAAAGCTCGACTTGCTGCGCTCAAAAAGTCGTTGGCCGCAGAGAAACTCGAAATTGGCGAGTCGATACGCCTAGCGAACACCACTAAAGCAAAAAACGATCTCAGACTCCTCGCGGCCGAGGCGCGCCGAATCCTCAACGACATCCCCCTCAATGTTGACCTTGACGGGATAGCCGCCGCTGAGGCACGACTAGATGTGCTCGCACGCAGAAGAACAGCCACTGTCAACGTTGACACCGACAGAGGTGTCGGGGGCACCGGCGGTGCCCTTGGCCAGCTTGCGGGGCTCCTGCGCATCCAGCAGGGTTTAGGCCCATTCGCCCTGTCCGGCTCGCTCAGCGGGATCGGGGGGTCGCTTGGCTCAGCGGCGGGACCAATCGCTGCACTACTAGGACCCGCCGCAGCGGCGGCCGCAGCGCTGGCAGGCATCGCCTTCGCGTTCGGGACGGTAGGCTCAGCCGCCGCAAGCGCCGGTGTTGAAATAACAAAGTTCGCCATCGACGCTGCAGCAGAACTTGAGGTGCCGCTCAAATCGTTGGCACGGATCACCGGCGATCAGTTTGGGGAAATCTCCGCACAAGTTATCGACTTCGCCAGGACCACCCCATTCACCGTCGAATCCGCCGTCAAGGCAACACAGCTCGCCATCGCTGGCATCAGGATCAAACCGGGCGAAGCGGTCGATTTCGTTAGCAGTATCGCCGACGCTGTGGCGGTTGGCGGTGGCACGACTGCCAACTTTGAGAACCTCACCCTCGCTCTCACCAAAGGTGCCGGCCGCGGCAAACTTCAGCAACGCGAAATCACCCAACTCGTTCGCAACACGCGCGGCCTATTCAGACAGGATGACCTGTTCGCGAACATCGCAGAGGATTTGGGGATCAGTCAAGGCGATGTTGCCAAACGTGCCTCTGAGGGCGCGCTCACGTTCAACGAGTCATTGGGTGCGATCAAACGCACGCTCGATGAAATCCCCGGCGCAGCAGGCGCAGCCGCACGCGCGACAGATACCCTGTCCGGTGCGATCACCAACCTTCAGGACAACTTGCAGGTGGCGTCGCTTGGCGGATTCAAAGGCTTCCTTGACTCCGCAAAGGAAGCTCTCACCGGCAACCCCGAAAACGGTGTCGGTGGCATCTCTGACGCACTAGCGAACCAGTTCAGCATCATCGGCCCCGCGGTAGGTCGAGCATTCGACGACATCGGCCCGCGGATAGCGCCAGCGATCAATGCCATCGGTCCTCTCATAGCTAACACGATCGACGCTATCGGCCCGTCGGTTGCTGCGCTCGTGAGCGCTATTCAGGAAATTTCAGCAGGTTTCGCTATTGGGTTCGGCGAAGGTAAAATCGGGATACTCATCAGCCCTATCGAAAAAATCGGTCGAGCAATCGCTCTCATCGGAGTGGTCGGCAGACCAGCGTTCAACATCATTATCGAAGGATTCAAGCAGATTGGCAACGTTGCACAACAAGCACTTGGTCTCATCACGCTTCCATTCACAGCTCTAATAAAGGTAATCTCCGAGGCCGGTTCGCTTTCCATCAGTGTCCTCGCGGACATTGTCGGTGCAGCAAAGATAGCGCTACCAGTGTTCGCCGACGAACTCGGCACTGCCGAAAAGTTCCTCAACAATGCTTCAGCGAAGATCAACAAAATCGGCGACCAAAGCCTACAGTTCTCCACGAACTCGATTAGGTCCGGCGCAGAGGGGCTGATCGGAAACGGGAAAGAAATAAACAGGCAGATCCAACTAGCGAAAACAAATTTCGACCAGTTCAAGGATCTAGTGGCGTCCAATGGCAGAACGCCTGTGTTCGACACCGAGGCCATCAAAGCGTCGCTGTCCGATTTCGCTGTGACCGAGGAGGCGGGATCTCTTGCGGGGCAAAGCTACCTGAACGCATTTTCTGACGCCATCGCCTCCGGTGCGGACGGTGTCACAGGTGAACAGTTAGGCGCTGCTTTCGATGAAGCGGTCAGTTCGATCGTTGAAGCGATCAGTGTCGCCAAACCAGCCATCGACGATCTGGGTGCGGCTTTCGGGCAGGTCGGAAAGGAGGGTGCTGATGGATTTGCAAGCATCGAGCAAGCACTCGACTCATACAAGGAGAAACTCCTCCTTGCGGCGAAACAGCAACAGCTCGTGAACCTCCTCATCTCTGGCGGTTTCGACCAGTTGGCGCAAGCCGTAGCGGCGGCACCCGCTGATGGTATCAACGGGTTTATCGACAAGATATCCGAACTCGGACCAGCGTGGGTCGCCGCAGAGGAACAAACCCTGGACTCCCTAGCTGTCGGCACGCAAGGTATCGACGACCAGGCAGAAGCCCTCGCCACCCTTCAGGCCCAAGCCGCTCAAGGCGTTATCTTGAACACGACTGCTCCAACCTTGTCCGAACTTGAAGGCAGGCTCACCGAACTTCAGAAAGAGAAATCAACACTCGTTCGCGTCGGGGCCGACACCGGGGAGATCAAAGGGCAAATCGACAGACTGGTTGCCGAAATCAATGCGAGGAAAGCGACCATCAACGTGGGCGTGGTCGTCAAGAAGGGTACGCTTGGATCGGTAGTGCCGGGCTTGGCCAACTTCCAGACATTCGGAGGGAAACGTCACGGCGGGCCGCTCGACCCCGGTCAGCTCTCATGGGTTGGCGAGGGGGGTCGCGAGCTGATCTACACCGGTACGACTGCAGCGTCGGTGATTAACAACCAAACCTCGGAACGCATCGCCGGAATGCTCGGACTGGACACGCCGCGAACATTCAACGCCGCTGCCATCGGTGGCACCGTGTCTACATCACCGCAGGTCACTCAAGCGTCGCTCGGGATCACCAACCAGCAGGCGCGCATCATCGGTTCAACGTTTGCACAAACTGTCGGCGGTGTCACCGCCGTCATTGCGCCGCCATATTCCGACCCTGAAGCGATAGCGTCTAAAATACGGTACAACTCGAAAGCATCCCAACGCCCATGACTTACGGACTCCTCAACCCAATGCTGTGGGGCTGCAGCAAACTTCCTGTGTTCGACGCGGCTCGAACCCGCACCTACGTAAACGCGATCACCCGAGACTGGATGCCTTGCGGCGCAGACTACGGCGACCTATACCCGCAGGAGTACACCACCCCAGCGGAGGACCGACCATGGTGGGTGTCTGACGCACACCCCGAATCAAAACTGTTCGCAGGGTTCAACATCACCAAGGTCACCGGCCTGTACGGCCCAGCACCGTACGAACGAGGTACGCTACGCCTCGCCTCAGCCGGGAGCACCGGTCGGGTATCAACGTGGCGCAAACCACAGTGGCAGGAACGCACTATCCTTGTTGAAGGCACCGCACACGGTGCCACATGCTGCTCAGTGGATTACGGTCTACGTGTCCTCGCTGAAGTGATGCGCGGGTGCTGCTCCGACGGGTGTGACGGCGGGTGCCTAAGAACACTCAGGCCGGGAGGGTGCGCTACCGACCCGTGCGGGATCATCAAACCAACCGTCCTGTGCCCGGACCCCGGTGACATTGCGTACGAGGACGGTATTGCCTCATTCGCCGTCACCACCCCACCACAGTTCGTTCTGTCCACGGTCACCTACGACATCAGCACAACCGACCCCGGCGTCACTGCATCAAGCCAGATCCTGAACGACACCAACACCGTCGTCGACAGCATCACCACTTTCGCTGTCACCCCCGTTGTGTATTCTCCAGTGCATCAGGTCACCCCGCCAGCACAGTCGCCGACATTCAAACTCCGCATACCCATCACGGGCGGCGGCGCAACAATCTCCAACGTTGCGTTCACCGGGTACCAGCCAGCGCTATGCATCCAAGCGTGCCCGCCACCATGCACGCCGGGAGACGAGTCGTTCATCGAGTTGTGCCCCGACGAGTTTGAGAACACATACGGCGAAACCTCGGAAACACTACGACACGCCACCTTCCCCGCAGGTTTCGAGTTCACCAACATTGTGTTCGACTACGCACATGTTGACGTAACGCCCGGCGTCACAGAACTGCACGTCACCATCAGCAACGGCGGCATTGCCGTACAGCCGCCAACGATCATCACTGTAGGTGCCCCGACAGGCGCAGCGGCGAACATCAGCATTGCCGTCCCACCGTACAACCCACTCACCGGCCCCGACGCCGAAATCACCTACGAAATCGTTGGTCTCCCGCTGAACGGCTCGTTCAACATTTCGAACATTCGCTGGCGCGGCACCGCCCCCACCGTCTGCCCGGAACCCGAACTGCCCGACCTCAACGCCACCATCGTGTCCTCCCCATGGGTGACGCTACGCAACATCGCCGTAGCTGAAGGCCCCGAAATCATCGAACGCGGAGACGACCTCTCCCCCTGCTGCGGGTGCTCCACCACCACACGCTGGCGCATGGTTCTCACAGCCACCGACCCCCGACTGTACGGAGACCCCGCCCTCATCTCCGAGGTAACAGTGAACGCCGCTGGTATCCCGTGCGATATTGCAGGCAACTGTTTCAACTGTGACACCGTAGATTCCGGCGCGGACCCAACATGTATCGCCCTCCCGATCGTGTCGCTACCCGACCCGAAATCCTGCGCCTGCATCCCACCCGTCACGCAAGCACAATTCTTCGACCTCAGCATCCCCGACACACCCTTCCCTGTGTTCGCCACCGTAACTGTACGCACAGCGGCACAACCGATTGACGGGCTGCAGATCAGGTGGTGGCGCAAACGCCCCGGAATGCCAGCCGGCCACCCAAACTACACGCCCTGCAACGCGTGTGGCGGTGCGATCATTTCCCATATCGAAGCATCGTCAAGGCTGATCCTCAGCGACACCGCACGGTTACGCAAACCGGGTGGCGTGTTCGTCGATGCCACACGACGCCTATACACACCCGGTGGCGCACCATGGCCAGGTGCGATCGAACTCGGGTGCGGCGAATGGATCATGGAAGTTCGGTGGGGCACCACTACCGACCCGTCCGGCACCACCATCAAAATCGAAGTCACCGAGGCAATGCCTTGAGTTCACAACCACTGTACCGGGTGTACGTCACTGAACGAGGAGGTGGGCAAACCATCGCGGATTTCGGAGATCGGGCGTCCCGCGTCCGATGGGGGCGACAACTCAACGTATCAACTCTCGCGGAAATCGAAGTGTCCGACGACTGCCTCGATATCATCAGGATGTGCGAACCGTGGGCGCATGAGCTTCATATCCACCGGAACGGCAAGGAAGTATGGGTCGGCCCGGTTTCGCAACCTATCCTGCGACGAGAGGGAGTTTCACTACTGTTCGCACGCGACATGCTCGCATGGCTCCAAGTGCGCGCCGTCCACAACCTCATCGACCACACCGCTACCGGTACCGGGCAAACAACACCAACAGTGTTCGCTGAGGCTATCATCCGGGACGCTTTGTCCCCAGAAGATTCAATGGGCCTCCTGTCGTTGCTCACCAACATGGGTGAATGCCCCGATGCTATGGCCTCGGACCACAAGGTCGACCCCGCCCTCGGTGACATGTCATGGGACACGGGACTGGCCACAATGTTCGGCACCGGCATCGACATAGCAGCCTTCGGCAGGCGAATCATGTTCGGATGTGCCGGTGCGTGCTGGGGGCAACAGTTCGAGGCGCTCGTATCCGATATTGACGTCCAGGGGGATTACGCACTCGCTCAGCGGGGCGACCTGTACGCTTCACGGTGGATCGTCACCGGCACCACCGGGTCTGACGGAACCTCCACCGTACCTGTCGTTGGCTCAGCCGGAGGGGTATCGCCCCGCTATGGTCTCGTCGAGCGTAAAGTGAACTCACCCGCAACAGGAACAGCGGGTGGCGTGCAAGCCCAAGCACAGCGCGCCTTGACATCGCAAGGCCCGGTGCCGCCGTTCACCCTTTCCGAAGCAGACGAAAATTCACTCGACCCCGGCCGGCTGCGATGCGACACGGACTGGAACTGGGCCGAAACCCCCGCGGGTTCATGCGTCCGAGGCGATCTCACGGTTGGAGACAGGCGTGTTGCGGTTGACCTACGCTTGGCGAAACTTGATGTAGAATGGTCGTCAACGGATGAACGTGTAACCCCAACGTTCTCAACGATCAAGGCTGACTAACATGGCATGTGGCGGTGGCTGCGGTGGCAGACAACCAGTTCGAGCACCCCAAACACCATCTGGTGTTGTGACCGGCTACATCACCGTACGAGGCGGCGAACTGACCGGACAGTACGCCTCCTGGCCTGAAGCGCAGCGCTCCGGCAACGGCACACCCATGGTCGTGAACCTCATTAACGGGTTGCCAGCGCCCGGAGCGCTTCGAGCATTGAAAGTGGTGAACTGATGGCCGGTTGCTCAAACTGTGACTCCAACTACTGCTCGTGCCTCGTCATCGGTAGTGTCGGCGACGGCACCGCACCCGTCACAGTGACAGGCAGCGGCGACGCTACGGACCCATATGTTGTTTCCGCAACGGTGAACCTTTGCGAAGCTGCAGGCAACCTCCCCTCCGGGGCGATAGCCGTTCCGGGCACCGACCGCGTTATGGTCATCGACGGAACCACATGCACCCTCAAAACCTTGCCTGTCAGCGCTGCCGGTGGAGGTGCTGTTGGTATCGCTGGGAATACTGGGGCAGGGGTACTCAACCCAGGAGACACCCTGAACATTGATGGAGTGGGCCACGTCCAAACGTCCGTCACGTCAGGGCCACCTGGGACAACCAACGTCACGGTAAGCGTTGATGAGTCTTACACGATAACGGGGGCAACGGGCGCTTATTCCCCCGCGGGCCCGCCAGCGGGCGTGGGGGGACCATACCTCGCTCAGTCTGTCGTCCCGTTCTTCGTCCTGAACAACCCCTCACCGACACGGTTCCTTGATCTCCTTTTCTCACTCACAATCCAAGGGAATGTGACATGTGGCGGCGGCGGGCAACAAACAGCGGACATATGGGGCTACTACAGCTTCAATGGTGCCCCAGCTACGCCAGCCCTACATGGGTTCGCCGGGGTCAACGAAATCACAGGTACCGTGCCCAATGCAAACTCGTGGACAGGTGTGGCGCACTTCGACCAAGTCATCGCTCCGGGCGGTTCACTCGTTGTCGGCGACATGTACGCCGAAACGATATCTTCCGTTCAGGTCGGGAGCGGTCAGATAGACTGCGCGTGTACGGTGTCCTGGGTCGGAGGGAACAGCCAATGATAAACGACAAGATTTGCGTAACAAGATGGTGGAGAGGCCCCGACGATCGGGTCGGGTCGGATTGCGCCACCTACGTACAAGTGCCCGAAGGCGACGACCGCGCTATCCGAATCGAAGGCAGCGAAGGGTGGTGGTTCCTCATGCACTCAACCCATTCCCCCGCTTTCCTAACCAGCCACAAAGTACAACCCACCGGCGAAACCATCCTCGGAACGGACCTGCAGGGCAGGCCACAAAGACACCAAGAGTTCGAGGTCGTACCACCGCCACCAGGTGATCCATACTGGAACGCCGCTGAATGGGAACTCGCCGAAGGGTACAAGCCCGCCACGGCAGAGGAAGCAGTCGAGCAGGCGAACGGGGACCGCAAAAACGAAGAAGAGTACGCCGCACAACTGTTCGAGGGGCGCGAATGAACACCATTGAGACAACCACCCACTGGAAAACCGAAACAGGTGAACCAGTCCTGTACTCCGAAACATGGTCACGATACGACCTTGGCGTTAACTCCGTGGAACGACCAGAGTTCGGTGAAGGGCTTTGGGTCCTAGTCGCCAGTTCTGCAAAAGTGCCGCCAAACTGCACTCGCTGCACTGAGCAGGAATACCTTGACCTGAGAAAAGCTGAACACGAACGGTTCCTTGAAGGAATGGTGGAGCGAACCAAGGAGATGCTCGCCAAACATGAAGCCGACATGAAAGAAGCGGACTGATGGCAGGCATCTCCGATTGCTGCGGCCTGGCTCAGTATGTTGATGGCATCACCATACTGTGCAACCAGGCCAACGGAAAACTGTACTCGCCAGAACCAGTTGCAGCCTGCGTCACCACAGACTATGTGCGCGGCACTGGAGCGGGTGTTGGTGTCATCGACTACCCCGGATTCACGCTGTCAGGGATCGGCACGCCGCTAGGGGCACTCGTGCCCCTGACGTCCGTCAATATCACGAACCCGTTCCCGTGTGCGAAACGTATCAAAATCACTGGCGTCAACGCTAACCTTGCACTGCACGTCACCAACTCGCCAAGCGGCACGTACACAGCCCACTCGTTGTCGTTCGGGGTTGAATGTTCACTTGATGGCGGCGCAACTTACCTTGCACTGCACGAAGTGATTTCATTGTACGACCCCGCACTGACGCCGTTCAGCCACGCAGCAAAGAACACGTACAACAGGTCCCACCTCGCCACCATCGGTGCGGGCGCTTCGATCACCCCCTTGTGGCGCGCCACGTACTCGAACCTTGGCGGCGCAGCACAAGCCGACCGTGTGCTGATGACATTGTTCGATTTTGAATGGGAAATTTTCTAATGGTGAAACCCGCCAACAAGCGAGGCTGGGGTAAAGGCTGGCCTAAAAACAGGTCAGCGGACATGACATGGGTGACCGCACCGCTCTCCGGCACGCGCTGGCAGGTTCACCGCGAAATCGCACCACTCCTCCTCAAAGCAGTAACGATCATCGAGGAGCGCGGCTACCTGTTCGACCTCGGGCCGCGTGACATCAACGACGACTGGGGGTACAGCAACCGGCCCATACGGGGCACGCGCATTCCCAGTAACCACAGTTGGGGGTTGGCGATCGACATTGACGCACAGAACTACCCTCAAGGGCAGCGACGCAAAGTACCGCCGCTATGGGTGCGCGAAGTGTTCGCCCTCTGCGGTTTCGCATGGGGCGGGACGTGGTCATACGCGGACCCGATGCACTTTGAATTCCAAGGCACACTCGCTGACGCACGCTCCGCAGTCGCCAGGTTGAACAACGCCAGCACGGCCCAGCCGGAACCCGACCCGACACCAGCCCCCGTGCCACCGGCACCGCTGCCGATCCGTGAAGCAATGTTCATCGGGGCACGAGGTCGCATGGTCGAAATCGTCCAGTGGGAAATATCAGCCGTGTCGGGTGCACAGTTCCCCGGCGAAATCGGCACCTACTGGGGGATGCTGAAAGAAGCAATCGTCAACATCGGACGCATCACCGGCAACAACTGGGACGGAACATTCATCGGACCAGATCAGTGGCGAGTCATTGATATGCTCTACATGAGCAAAGGGCACCAGCCAGTTCTCCAGTGAAAGGAGTCGCTATGAGCGACTTTCTACGTTCCATCATCCGCACAGGCGTTCCAGCTTTGGCTGGTTCAGTCGTCGCTTGGCTTGCTGACAGGGGACTCGATGTCGACAACGGCACCGCCACCCTCGGCATTGCGTGGGTCTCATCCGTTGCGTACTACGGTGTCGCTCGACTCGTTGAAGCCGTAGAGCCAAAGGCCGGTTGGCTTCTCGGCGCACCAGGAGCACCAGTCTACGGGGACTGACGGGGGCGGCGGCGTTTGCGCTGCAGCTTCCTGCGCTCAATGTGGGAAAGTCCACCCCAAACACCCTGAATGCCATGGGTGTCAGTCATCGCGTCCTCAAGGCATTCCGAACGGACTGGGCAACCCTCGCATACGGCTTTGGCGCGGTCAATGAAACTGTTCGGATCTTCAAGCCGCGGGAAGAACACGCTGACATCAACGCCCCTCGTCTTGCAGTTCCCTTGTGCAGACCATTCGTTCATTCTGATCCTTTTCGGTGAAGTTCGTTCATGGTAACCAAGTGGGGGCGAGGGGGCAAGTGTTACCAGAACGTCACCGAATCAAGGCGAAGACCCTTCACCTGGTCGTCATCGACAATGGTGCAGTCAAACCCGGCGTTGATAATCCCATCATCATCGGTGAGGACAACCACCACATACCCTGCCGGGGCGCGCGACCGGAGGAGTTCGCTGGTCTCCAGTGCAACGTTCCCGAGACGCTCAACAATGGCACCGGTGAGATCTTTCACGGTGCAGGGTGTTTGCACACTGTTGATCGCTGTGCGGATTTCCTCCCACATGTCATTCATTCGGGACGGCCCTCAAATGCGTCAGCCCAAAGACGAACCATTGGTTGCGCCGGATCACCATCAGGCGCGCACGTCGCAGGAAACACCTGATTGACATGCCCGCGCCATATCCTTGGTGGCATCACCAGTCTGGCGTACATGACGGCCTGCTCAACGGTTGCCGCTTCCACGAGCACAGGACGTTCCGGTGCAACATCTCTGTCTGCTTCCCAAACAATTTCAAACAACATTGGGATACTTCTCGAAGTAACGTGCGAGTTCTGTCAACGCTCCAGTGACAGCCTCTACGGCAGTAGTGCCGCACAATCCCGGACCTTGAAGGGATGCTGATCCGCCGTGGTGGCGGTCGTCGTAGTAGTAGTGTATGCCAATCTGGCATCGGAACACATTGTTCTTGATGGGCGGGCGGAGGCTCAGCCAACCGTCCCACCCATTGGTCATAGGCCGACGCCACTCAACGATCCGCTGGTCATAAGTGATGTCGTGCTGGCCAACCTGTTCGAGTTTCCATTCGGGTGCAAGCAAACCGGACTCGATGATCTCATCAGCGGCTTCCAAACATACCAACTGTCCTGGCGGGATCATCCATACAATGCGTTTCAAACGTGCTAGCTCGTCTGTCATTTCGGTTTCCTCCATATGGTGAGTGTTGAGTAGTTCGATCGTGGGGATTTCTGCGGGCCACGATGCGATTGCGAACGGGGGTTGGTGAGCATCACAAACTCGTTGACAATCTCGAGACCAAGCTTCTCAGCCTGCACAGCCATCACATACCCGGAATGGTACAAACGTCCGCCGTCCACGCCACGCCCGGTTTTCGTGACAATCGTTCCCTTGGGTGCGGTGATCCTGAACGCTTCGGTCAGTCCGTCCTGAATCAGCTCTGTAACCTGTTTGCGGCTCATCCCGGCGTTCCCGTAATGCGCTGTCTGTGACGCGTTCGCCTCAGACTTAGCCCCTGAAGGCTGCCACGGGGGATCAAACACAGTCTGTGCGAACTGGTTATCCGCGAAAGGTGTGTCCCGGAAATCGCAGATCACATCAGCGATCGCCGCCTGGTGTGGTTCTTCCCCGTTCGTGCATCGGATCAGATGATCGGGTTTCCAGATTTTCCAGAACACCCCGTTACCGTGCGTCAAATCCACAGTCGGCAGGTGTGAGCGCAGGTACCCGAGATCCGCTACATCTGCGATGAGCCACCCGTTGTGCCGCCAAGCGTGCGCGGCCATGATGTTAGCCATTGGGTGCCTCTGTTGCTGTTAGCCATGATTGGCAATCCCACCCGGTGTAATCGCACCCAGCGACGATGAGCCATGTTCGCCCACCGGTGACAACAGTCCAATGCCAGTCCGCCCTATCATTCTGGCCAAATCGTGTGCACACGATTGAGGTGGCGACGGCTAGATCTTCCAGATTCATGCCGTTGAAACGATACGCTTGGCATAGATCATCCACAGCGTCATGCGGGAACCGTTTTGCCAGCAGTTCCCCGAGGTCGTAAGCGTCGGTCCATGCTTCCGCCCCAGCGATTGGGATTATATTAGTCATTCGTTTCCTCCATAATGTTGAGAAGCGGTGCAAGAAGTTGCCCCTTCACCATTTTTGCTGATGCTCTTTCGGTGAGCATGATCGTACGAGCAGGCACATAAAACGCAAGCTCCCATTTCGGGTTCCGCCATTTCATCTGATAACCGCTGTAATGCTCAACCATTGACGGCTCGAAACCCAAGGCGAGCATCCTGCGCTTGTCGGACAGCGTTCCCTTGGGGCTTTGCCCATCACGAATCGCCGCCGCCCATACCAAACAGTCGTCCAGATTGTCAGGGAACACAGCGATCGAACCTGGCTGAACAATTGTTGTGCAGGACCACCCGTCATAGGATTTGGTGATCCTGGTTGCACCGTTACTGAACGTGACCGCTACCGGCTCAAACCCTTCAATCTCAAGCTGCCGCGCTTGCCGTTTCGTTGGGACACTCATAGTCCGAACACCACCTCGGGGCAGATGAGCATCCCGAGGAACACCCGCGCCGATTCAGCATCGGGGAATTCGTACTCAAAGTTGCACCACTCGACCATCCAGCACCCACGGTCACGCTGCCAGCAGTAGTGGTGAGGGTAAGCGTAGGTGTTGCCCCACACGGGGGATGTGCCACCCTCCCCATCGGGGCAGTCCTCGCATGAAAGCCTGAGTTCCTCGAACGTCGGAACCCGAAACGTTCTCGTGGTCATCACGCCACCTTCCCGAGGATCAAACCGAGCGCAACCAAAGCATGATCCAACGACGGCAAATCAACATCAACATGGGTGATTTTGCCGTCTCCGTAGTACCCGGCTTCGTCGCTGGTGATCTCCAGGTTTGCGGTTGACCCCCAAACGTGGATGTTCACCTCGTTGTACTTCGTCTCCATGCACCAATGCCTTTCGTCCTTCCTTGTCAGCCCTAACGATTCGGGGGTTGGCACCTCAAGTGTCAGTGTCTGTGGTTCGCTCATTTGGTCTCCTCCAGTGCCTTCGGCAGCCCGAACACGGACACCCATGGGCCCATCAGAATGTCCCTGTGAGCGAACGTGAACGGACTATCCTCGGTGGCGAGATCCCACACCACCGCTACCACCGCTACCGTCGCAGCGCCCAAATCAGCGTCCCGCGCAGCGCCCCGCGCAGCGACCCATGCAGCGCCCCATGCAGCGCCCCATGCAGCGCCCAGGGACTGCAACTGGTGCGGGGTAGCGGAAGCAACTGTTCGCACCACCTCCACAACAGCGGCCCAGTTCGGGCCGAACGTGGCAGCCAAATCAGCGTCAGTAATGTGCACCCCTTTGGCGAGCAGCTCACGTACCTCAAGTTCCGTTCGTGCCTCTTCGTCGTTCCACCCGGTGCCCCAACCCTGCCGGACGGCAACCCGCTCGATCAGATGGGCGTCACCCGGCACCGGGGAACACAACCGGATAGCGCCGTGAAGGCATACAGCACCGCCGTCACCGGCTGCGTAGGTGCCTTTCGTCCACCCTCGCTCGTCAAGCGTGGCGAGAATGCTGTGGGGTCAATGTTGATAATCGTTGTCATTGTTCCATCTCCTTGATTAGGTCGTCGTTCTTCTTTCGTGCCCCGTACAGGTGCAAGACCGCATCCTCAAACAGATCAAACTTGGACGCTGTTGGCGTGACAATGTCACTGGCATACCAGCTGCCGTCCTGCCACCAGATACTCCCGAGGCAATCGCCCGGCATGAAGTAGGCGATAACCCCGAGGCCCAACTCTTCCTCCGGCACGTTCATCAGGTACATGGCATCAAACATCTGGCCAACCGTTACTGGCTCGCTGCCGGTCATTCGTTCCCTTTCAGTGGTTCGTGGCTCTTCCGTTCCTTAGCCAGAGTTTCGGTCAAGCCAGCGACACGGTGATTGGCTGTCACCAGTTCGGAGCGGAGGCGTTCGATCTCTGTTTCGTAGTTGTCATTCTCAGCGCAGATCCGGTTCCACTCGGCCATAATGAGACTGAACCCGACCACAGGATCACGGTCACCAAGGCCACCATGGAACAGAGCGTTGCTGTGCGCTATCTGCATTAACTGCTCAATGAGGCCGGTCGTGCTGTCAGGCTCGCTGTCAGCCACAGCCCAGCACCCATCATTGAAGGGCAGGTGGTACTCGCATAGCCACCACGACTCCTTCTCTTTCCATTGCATACACCCGCACCCAACCTCCTCGGGAGGGGCCAGCATCGCAG